TAGGCAATATAGGTATAGATGAACCATTTTAGAGTCATCAAACCATTCCCAATCTATAAATTTTCGATGAAGCTTAACCCAGCCATTATTCGACATCTGGAAGACTCGCAGTGCAGTTTATATAGATGGTTTTTCCGACCGTGAACTGGCCTAAATTGTATTTACAGCGATAGTTTCTTGAATAGTGAGCGCAGACTAAAGGATCATCTTTATTGCGGCACTCACAGCCTTTAATTGGGCTTACAGTGTCTTTCATGATTAGATAAGATTTAACCAGTAACTGACCTAATTTTTCTCTGTTCATAATATTTACTCCAAAAAAAACCCGCTTAGGTGTAACGTTTTGACCGGAGAACAAAGACTCCACGCTACCCTAAACGGGTTGTTTAAGCTTTGTTATGTACCGGCGGTGGTCAAATCCCGTAATCCGATAAGGTTAGTATAGCATAGAATATTTATTGCTTGTAGTGCTCTATATACGGGTTATTTAACTAAATTTTATTAAACTTCCATATTCATCTACCCATGCTTCTTCTGGTAATGGCAGATTAAGAATTCTGCTTACGTAGGCCATGCCTCTGGGCCTCATTTCAAGCCCGTGATATCCGGCTTTTTCTGGCGGGCATATGCTTATTATTAATTCATCTTCTAAATCTGAGATGAATCCCTTGTGGTTTTCGTAATCCTTATCAAACCAAACAGGACTAGCGTATATATTAAGTAAAATTTTCAATTCTAGCGGTGACATCTTTATTTCCTCTTGTGGTCTATAAGTTAATAGCGAAGTTCAATTTTTCAGCCGAACCTTGCATTATATTGTTTGTCCGTCATATCCATTCTTTTAAACTTTAATGTAATTTGATCGCTTGTACTTAAGTCTTCCTTTATATTTATAATGCCATTTATCTTTTTTGGCGATGGAATCCATCTGTTTATGCCTTCATCAAAGTAAAATAAGTACGGGTTGTTTTCTGTTTTGTATTTATCACAGTTAATGTGGTGGTGAACCCCCCAGCTATTTGGGCCTTGCCCCGCCCATTTAATGCAATCACATGACATGATTTATTACCCCACAGACATTAAGCATTGTCGCTTCGTTAAAGCCTTTATATTTCCAGTATTTAACTGGCTCAAATTCAGGTAATGCGGCTTTTATTATTTCTATTCTTGATTCTTCGCTAGAGCCGTTAAAGTATTGATCTCTGCCATATAAGAAAGTTAAGCAGACAATACTTTTTGCGTTCTTTTTTACAATATTTCTTATGTTATGTATTGATTTGAATGTTTCTTCATTGAAAGAGGATGTAAAGTCATACCAGATCGCATTGCGTCTAGTAAATCCGAATTTGAATGTTCCTGATATGTCACATAATAACCTGTGCATGTTTTTTTCAGTTAGGTCGTTAATTCCGCCGAGTACATAGACTGATTTATCATTTACATGGATGTCTAGTTTAATATTAGGTGTTATATTTTTGCTTTTACTAATTACTCTGTGATTACCGCACATCATAAATTTTGTATTATGATAGATTTGAGGGTTCTTTTCGAAGCTAGAAAGCCTTACAGTTTCGCCTGCATTTTTAATAAGGTCTCTTTCGAAATTCCAATATTTACCCGCTAAACCTGTGTAATTAATAGAGCAATCTAAATTATCAAGAATGAAACTCTGTATTATATCTCGTTGCTCTTGCTTAGTAGATGACATTCTTTCGTAGTCATCAAGCTGATAGCCTGTCCTGTTTTCCACATAAGAACGACCCTTGACTTGCATTGCTTCCATAAGTAACTCCTAAATTAATTAAATTCAGGCTACTGGACGGATACAAGCAGGTTTGATAGAATTCAGATATTGGTTGCACATTGTGCGTTTGAGTCGTAACTTATCTAAATTTCTCTTACTGCTTGATCGGGCTGGTAACCTAACCAATACTTATTATTTTACCCTATTTCCTCCCCCTTTGGAAGTATGATTAAGCCTCGTTTATCGGGGCTTTTTTGTGTATTTTAACATTACAATATTGTTTTCTTACATTTAGTGTAGCGGTAAGAACAAAACCTTTTCTTTGCGATGCAATCGTCCCTCTATCGCCTTGTATAATCATGCTTTTAGCTAAACCAAAAGCCGCATCGTAATAACTTTCGACGAATAAAATATCAGATTTTATAGTTATTTCCATTATCTTTCCCCGTTAGACTGTTTATTAGTTGTTTGATTTGAATCAATCCTAATTCCAGTACCATATAGATGCAGGCAAAGCAGGCCTTTTTGCCATTTGTCATGACCTATATCCTTATACATAAATTTATAGTTTTCGTAAATCCAGAATCTTCCGTAACGATCCCCTAATTCAAGCCCTTCATGGTTTATTAAGTCGATTATGAATTCCTTTACATTCTTGTATTTTTTAAACGCACTCATATTTATACCCTCTATAGGTGGTTATTAATTTTAATCACTATGACTAACAGTTGGGCCCATGTGATAGCAGCTATAGCCAGAACCTAAGTTATTTAGTTCATTTCCATGTTGCTTTACATCCCCATCGTTTAGCTTTTCCCCGCATTCCGAGCATATAGGCCGGTCTTTGCTGTCTTTTTCAAGCTTAAAGTTACGGTGCCCACACTTGCTGCATATCTTCATTGTTATTCCTCCACATATTCTATATGTACATCTTGCCATTCTGACCAGATAGGGGGCTGAAGCTCGTTAGCTACTTCAAGCATGTTTTGCACTACTCTTGTTTGCAGAACTGGCTCGCCCTTTATCTTTTCAATCATGCCGTCATGGTGCTGTATCGTTTTTCTTGGCGTTAACCATCTCATTTCTATCATTGTTATTCCTTCCCTTTTATAGGTGGTTAAACAGCGCAGTAATTGCCTTCACCGCGTTCATTTAGTATTTCATGTACCATTTCATCACTAATGTAATATGTGTCGCTGTCGCTGCTGTATGTGAAGCTATCGACCTCATTTTCACCCATATCATCCCAAATAACCTTAAGCTCATATGTAGACAATCCTCTAGCAAATTCCATATCTGTTTTAGGCTGGCTTTGCTTGAATTTAATTACATCACCCATCATCATTCTTCCATCAAAGAATCAATTTCATTATCGAGATCAGATCCGTTCAAAACTAAATTATCCGGCGTTTTTCCGGCAAATAATCCTCCATTAAAAATAGAATTAATATCAGCATCACGCAAATAACGATAGCGCCTTGCATCTGCTTCTAGTTCGGTCTCCTTTGGTTTATTAATTAATCCAAGCTCTTCCAGTCTTGCACAAACAGCATCTTCACCAGCGCGTACTTTTGAGGCTTTAATCGTATTTATTAAATCATTCATTGTTATTCCTTCTCTTCTATTGTGGTTGCGGCCTGCGATCTTTGCTCATCATTAAGGCCGATTGAGTTCATTAGATAGTCGTCAAACTTAATCATTAAGCCGTTCATCGCTTCCAGGTGCTTTGCTTCCAGTTCTTCAATCTTAACCCATGCTTCATTTCTGTCATTAATTAGACCCTGAACTTTTTCATTGTGCTCATCCTTGCCTATGCTGGTGTCGGCTAATATGTATTTAGGCTCTCCCTGTGGCTCTTCCTGCCAGTATCCGCCGATTTCATTTCCATCCAGATCACGCGCCATTCCTGCATAAACTACTTCTGGCATATCTGTTTTATTAGTCATATCTATTTGCTCATTGGTGGCTTAATAATGCCACGGATTACTCTTGCATCTATAGCGTAGGCCATACGATCAAACCCATTAAGCCCGAGTGAATCCATTTGCCTAACTATCTCAGCATCAAACTCTTGATCCTCCTTATAGATGGCTTTTTCTTCTTCGCTTGCTGGATCGCAATCATCATCTATAAGCTCGTATGTGACCTTGTATTTAGCTATTTTGTATTTAGCCTTGTCCTTATACACGTCGTGGCAATTCGACGACCTAGCCTCTTCAATTGAAGAAAATTCATACACATCATGGTAACTTCTACTGTAGACGCCTTCAGTCTCACCAGCTTTATTAATTATTTTGTATACTTCACTCATTTTTTGTTGCCTCTATGTTGTTAGCTATAAAATCAAGCTTCTTGCGGCTTTTTTGCAGCGTATAACCGCGTTTAGCCATGAACCATAAAAACCAATCTACTGTATAGATATGACCATCAACCCAGCTCGGCGGGGTGAATCCGTTGCTATCCTGTGACGCGTCATAAAGCGAGTGCATCTCCTTAAATATAGCCTTTTGATCGTGAAAATCTCGCATGTGTTCTGGTAAATACTCCATGCTTTTAAGCCATTTAGTTAACTCATCCATAATCATTCCCCTTTAATCATCAGGCCGTAAGGCTCTTTTACTAACTTTACCGCGTGTTTGTCGCTGAATCTCTTTAGCGAATGCTGGGCCAGCTTGGATATGCCCATTAAATATATTTGATAAGCGAGCAACACTAGTTTTTAGTTTTACCGCGAGTGCCTTTTTCTTTTCTGGTACAAGGCTCGACCAATATTCATTAGGTTTCATGTCTCTATTATGCACGTTACTATATTATAGTCAATATATTAATTATATTAGATTAATACAAATATTGTGTTGACAGTGATTTCAAATGAGCATAGTATTTACCCATAGCCAACAGAAAGAAGATATAAGGCTATACCGATTAACCAGCATTTAGAGAGGTGGCGCAAAATGGACTAACCTAACTTTATATATATTGAAAACCATAAGAGAGAATCCAGCTGGCTAAGAATATTTCTGGCTGGATTCATTAAATAACAAAGGGGTTACACAATGCCAATATACGACACAACAATAGGCGAAGATTTACCGGTCGAAATTGAGTACGAGGAAACCGGTCGATACTTAGCACCAACAAAGACCAGCCCGAGTGAGTGGCCCGAGATTAAATTTATTTATATAACTGTCAATGGATGCAACATTCTAAAATCATTAAGTGATCGAACGCTTTCTGATTTACGTGTTGAAATCCAGGACGAGATTAACAAGGGGTAATGACAATGAAGTCTGATTTAGAGCTGTATAACGACTTTGCAATTAAATCGCTCATAGCGTACTGGAAAAGAGGCGGGGAGCGATTGGGTGATTACCTTCACTGTGCTGTGATGTGGAATAAAGGCGCGGCGGGTACAAATGACTTATTTTTCTTACAGCAGATAGTCGCTATTAAAAAAACATTGGGAAATTGATATGAATCAAGAAAGACTTAATTACATAATCCCCATTCTACAGGCTATGGCCGATGGCAAAACTATTCTTGGCAGAAGCGGAGAAGGGTATGCGTTTATTGATATTGATGAAGATAAGTTTTTTATGAGTTCTGATATTGTTATTTTTTGGGAATTGAAAATAAAGCCAGAGCCTGAAGTTCTCTATGTTAATAAGTGGAATGAAGAAGCAAATCAGAAAAACTGTCATTCAAGCGAATCCAACGCCATTGCCGCAGCAAAAAATTCAGGGCATAAATATATCTACATAGCCAAGAAATTCACTGAGGGGGAATGAATATGACAATAATTAAAAGAAAGTTAATCCAGGGCACGCCCGAATGGAAAAATGCGCGGGTAGGCTGTATCACAATGAGTAATGCAAAGGCGTTACTTACAGATGGAAACGGCACTACCCGTAAAAACTATTTGCTCGATGTGGCTAGTGAGGTCGCCTCTGGCGTATTGATTAGTAATATTAAATCAATTGATATAGACCGTGGAAATTTACTGGAAAGTTATGCCAGGCAGGCTTACGAGGAAATTACAGGGGAAATAGTGGAAGAGGTCGGAATAGGTTATTTAGATAAGCTTATGCGAATCGCGGCCAGCCCAGACGGCTTGATTAAGAAGGGCGGTATCGAGATAAAGTGCCCTAATCCTAAAGCTCATATGAGAACGATTTGCGCCGGTGAAGCGCCAAAAGAATATATTCCTCAAATGCAGGGCTGCATGTGGGTGTTTGATGTTGAACAATGGGATTATGTTTCATTCTGTCCACAATTTAGCAGTAAGCCAATAAAGATTATTACTCAGTATCGAGATGAGGAAATGATTAAAAAAATTAAAGACTCGGCACTAAAAGGCGTTGATGAAATTGACGAGTTTTTAGCGCTAGCAAATGAAAATCATAGTGATGCAGTTTATGAGATTTGCAACCAGGCAATCTTTGCACTTGATGAACTGTATGACATAGAACCGGAGATTATCTAATGGATGATATTTCAGAAACACTCGCAGCAAAGAGCGACCAATTAAATGCGGCTGATTTAGTAGGCGGTGGGATCAACGTAACGATTCAAGCGGTTAAGGTTAACAAAGGCTCAGATCAGCCCGTTAGTATTGATATAGGTCAAGGAATGCAGCCATATAAGCCATGTAAGACCATGAGGCGGTTATTAGCTGCAATCTGGGGCACTTCAAGCGTAAATTGGGTTGGTCACAGCATGACGCTCTATTGTGATATGGACGTAATGTGGGCGGGGCAGAAAGCAGGTGGTATAAGAATCTCACACGTTACCGGTATTTCAGCAAATCGTGATATTCCGCTAAGGTCATCTAAGCATAAAGTGACCACGTATACTATTTCCCCGCTGGTGATTAAGTTGCCAGAATATACCGATGAAAGCATCGAGTCGCATTCGGATGAATGGTCGGAATTATTCAGTAATGGCGCGTCAACACCGGATAAATTAATTACTTCTATTAGTAAAAAATTTACTATGAGCGAGGCGCAGAAAATAACAATTAATAACTTAAATAATGCTAATCAAAATGAATAGAAAAAACGGCAACCGATACACAGCACAAGGAAAGTGCGCCACTGACAAAATGTATGAATTTATAACCAGATGGCCGCGCTGCTTCTCTTCTGTGCAAATATCTATGTTTTGTGGAGTAAGTATTAACAGAGCATCAGATTTTTTAAGGTGTATGTATAAGAAAAGTAAAATAGATAAGGTCGGCTTAATTGGTGATCGCCGCGAAATTTACTACAAACTTAGATTTTAACCGAGTCATAGCAAGACCCCTATTCCATCTCCTTATGGGGAGGGCTTTTAAGAGGATAGATTATGTGCAATAAGGTTGGCTATGAAACAAAGCAAGAAGCCAAAAAGGATGCTGAATTTATTACAAAGTCATCCAGAACACAGAAGCAGAAAATTAGTAAGCCAAAGCATGGTAAGAAAATGCGGCCATATAAATGCAAATATTGCGGATTGTGGCACTTAACAACGCAAAAACAGTTTAAGTGGAGTAAATCCAAATCGGGGTGAATATTATGTTGATACAAAAAGAAAACGAAGAAAGAATAAATTATCTGTCCAGAGTTCTTTACAAGTTTATGGATAACACCGTTGCAGGCGAGGAAGTAATTGAATATGACGGTACAGAGTGTGACGGGTTTTGTTTAGCTCAAGATATTGTAAATGAACTAGATATTGATATAGAACAATTCGAGGACTGATTATGGAATACAAAGACACACCAACCAGCATGACCGAGCCAGATAAGCCAGTGACCCGCCATAGACCCAAGGGCAGGGGGATTAATCCGGCAATGGATTTTATCGAGAATGACAGTGAGGAATTTGGTCAGGCACTGGCAGGGGGTAGAGCTTACCGTTCATCTGTTAATGTGAAATAATTACACGCTTTAGTTATTAATGAGGTATAATTATTACAAGTTAAACGAAACCAGATAGTAAATAAAGGGGAATGACATGTCAGATGATGCAAAAACACTACTTTACTGGATGCAAGGTGCAAACGCTTTAGGCGCTACGGGTGATCAGCCTTATTGCAAATCATGTGCTAGAAAATGGGCTTCGTACATATTGGCTAACAATTAATCACTTTCTAAGCATCTTATTTAGGGTGCTTACATGGTGACTAAGGAATAAATATGACTCCAAGCGAACAATGCAAAGCTGCCGGATTAACCAAGGGTGTAGCTGAATTATCAAGGCTGATACACGTTAGCCGCCGCACGTTAAATAATTGGTATAAATACAACCCGGACCGTTTTAACGCTGCATTAGAGAATGCGGCACTGATGAAGAAATCCAAGGAAGAATAGCTTACCCGTTCAGGGCATTCAAATTTAGCGAATAACGACTAAGATTAAAGAACATTAAAGAGGTAGAAAACCATGAGTAACCAAGAAGAAAAGAAAATCGAAGCATTAGCAAAGCTAAATCGTGATGAAACAATTAAATTGATTAAGCCTGAACTACGAAAAAGCTTGTATGAGGGCACTAATTTAAAGGTGGATAAATGAACCTTCAAAAGCAAAATAACTGGCGCAACAAGAAATATACAGACTGGGTTAAAACTCAATGCAGCATTATATCGGGTATGCCAGCAGATGATCCGCACCACATTATGGGACATGGATTAACAGGCGGCACTAAAGCGCCTGACTGGGCCGTTATTCCGCTTACACGACAAGAGCATACAGACTTTCATAATACATCTATGGAGACATGGGAGGCTATGTATGGATCACAGGTAGATTTATTAATGCAGTTCTGGCGTGATAACTGGGACGAAATACAAGGGTTTTTCAGTAAATGAGTAAGCACAGGAGAGCCGCTAAGGTAGACGCCAATCAGGGCGACATTGTGAAGGCTCTCAGGGCAATATCAGGCGTTACAGTACAGTTAAGCATGGATGATATTTTAATCGGTTACAAGGACGTTAATTACTGGATTGAGATTAAGGAGCCAGATAGCGTAAGCCCGGTAACTGGCGAGGTTAGGCCCAGTGCAATTAAGCCCAGCCAGCATAAGCTAGTAGCAGAGTGGGAAGGGCAATATGATATTTGCCATGATATAGATCAAATATTATTAATTATTGGAGTAACTAATGTGTGAATACTGCAACAACACCCGGGTAATTAAAAACCAGCCATGCCCTCACTGTGTAGGTGATCTTAAATCTGATGAACTTAAGGTCGAGCTATGCGAGGTCAACAGATATGATGTTGAATTTAAAAACACGCTTAGAAACATGTTTAACCATAATGAGGCGATGAAATGAAGCCATTTAGATACGCATTATTTTACGCTATTGGAATTATCTGCTTATTCGCTTTGTTTGGTGGTCGTATGGCTAAGGCTTGTGATGGTGTATGGAGTGATGAGCAGTGGGCTGAGCTTAGAAAAGAGCAGCTTGAGAAGGCTTTTACTGAGTCGATTAACAAAGAATGCAGTCAAGCTTGGTTTGATTGTGTGGATGAATAAAATGAATGTTAAAAAAGATGTATTTGTGAGTATTCAGAAAAAGCTAAGAAAAGAGCAAGGTAATCTTAGATATAAAATTGAAGGTAATAAAATAAGCATGAAAAATCTTGCTTACGATCAAACAAAATATAAAAGAGAACTTGCAGAACTCGAAAAACTAATTAAAAGCTTAGACACATAATAAGGGACAGGTAATGAAAATAGGACAAAAAGTATTACTTATCGGGATTCTTGACGCTGGCGGGTGGGGGAATGTTAGCGCTCCGCCAATTGGAAGCATAGGAGAAATTAGTACAGAAATAGATCAATACAACGAATATGACGTATATTTTGAAGGATACCCGCACCCAGCAATAGATGACCCTGATTGGGTTGTTTATTACCGCTACCTGATACCTATAGATAATGAAAAAGAAGATGAAGAAAAGAAGGAAGAGTTGTACGCATAACAGAATATTAATAAGACGTTATCGGACTATATGCTGATATTTTAATGAAATAGTACTAGAAAGGTAGGTGATATATGAATGATAGAACGCAATCAAATAAAAATGTGCTTCATAAAGTTCAAAGAACTGGGATTTATGTAAACCAAAGATCAGGCAATCTATTTCACGGACCGGCCACTAAAAATGAGCCAAACTGCACAAATAGAATCATTCCAGATAATGTATATCTTGATGAAGATGGCTATATTTGTGTTGATGTGGACAGAAGAAAATTAACCTTTGCCGTTCTGGAGTCAGACCAATGAGTAAAGATTATAAAATAGAAGTCGTCCACGACGAAACAAGTGAGGTTGTAAAGACGTTGGCCTATGAAACTGAAATGCAACGTGACAAAGCGTATGATGGGCTTATTAGAAATATGAACTTAGGTGAATACACGGCGGTTACTGTAGGCCCAAGCAATGGTAGAGGTGATTTATGATTGTTGAAAACCGAGCTATAAATATGATTAATTCATATCCTAAAGATCACAGATTTACCCGTAAGTTATTAGCAGAAGACGTTGGGTGCCATCCTAAATCAATCACGTCTCTGATGTCTGATTTAAGAGCATCCGGCCATGTATCAGCCTATACGTCTAACCAGGAATACACTTATAACCGTGTTACTGATGAAATCCCGCATATTAGGCGCACCTTAAAAGCAAAGCGTAAGCCGATCAAACATAAGCCGTTCACAGATGTGATGAGTATTTTTAATTCAATGCCAAAACCGTATTAATATATGCTATACTAACATCTGGTAAATTAGTTTCTATCATTTCTAATTTATTCAGAACTTCCCGTTAATCTCCCAGGTTAGCGGGTTTTTTATGCCTTTCATGATTTATTGGTTTGCTCAATTAAGATTTCAAGCATCCCTTCTATTTTAGATACAGAGGTTTTGGTCTCAACCACGGAATCCCTTGTTATTTTATGTTCATCTTTAAATGTTATCTCAATCGACTCTGTTTTATGGTCGAGCTTTTCACTGAGGTAATTATTGCCCGCCCTAAACTCTGCTAAAGCGCTCTTGATGTCGTCTTTTGTCGCATAATTAGCTTCGATAACGTCCACTCTTTCCTCAAGTCTTTTAAATTTTGCCCCTGATCTTCTAATTAACAAAGCTGCCAGAAATCCAATAATACCAACACTGCCCTTTACTGCATCTGGATCACTAATCGGCATCTTTACCTTCCTACTGTTAAAAAATCTCATAAGGCAAGTGCCCTTATCTTAGTTTAGTACACTTTTAACATTTTGCTATCACCCGTATGAGTTAATAGTAAATCACGGCAACATCATGGCGATAATCGTTTTCGTTTGTCCAGTGTAGATAAGAGTCGTAAATACGCAACCGGTCAGCCAGTGTGCCGGTTATGCTGTATTGTCGATACCAATTTTTAAAGCCTATATATTGCATTTTTAGGCTATTTCCAGCTCTTGCCGCCACAATTGAATTCTGGTCAATACCTCACCAGCCACCCTTCTGGCACCTTCTATTGATAAATGAAGCCCGTCTGCTGAATAATTAGGTGTCGTTCCTAATCCATCCGATAGTTTATCAGGATCAGTAGAATCAGCTAATTGTGAGTACAGCGGGATAAATATATAACCTTTTGCTAGCGCATACTCTTTTATGCGGCGATTTAATCCCCAGGTTTGAATTTGATCTCCATTGGTCTCACTGAATCCGGCGTTTGCGTTCCAAGGGGTGATTTCAGTTAGCGCAGGCGTTTTGCCAGATGCCACAATCTTGTCGCAAATAACTACAATGTTTTCCATTGCGCTATCTATGGTTAAATTATCCGCAGTGCCTACTGAAATATCATTGACACCGGTATTGCACAAGACAACCACATCTGGTGCCAACTGATTGGGCTGATAATCAGACTGTTGCTCATCTCCACCCGTTGAGAAAGTGCGCCGTAAAAGCGTACCCGCAAGCGCCTTATCTATATCATTGCTGAATGTGCCAAAAACGGTAGGGCCAATTATGTCGCTAGTCTTCCATCCACCGCTAGCGTGAGTGTAAGATGCGCCATTAATTCCCATCGCCAGTGATAAGGCTTCGCCAATATCGTTATTTCCATCTGAGCGAGAATCACCAAAAATTAATATGGCGCTTCCTTTGTCAACCTCATACGATGGCCCGAAAGAATCAGTCACTTTCTGATTTGCGCCTATGGCTGTAAAATTTGACCTGTTAAAAGCTATAGGATATTGCGGGTACGTGTATTCAGATGGATAGCCGCCTGCGCTTATGTCAATCGGTTCCCACATTATATTTTTAATCTGCAATTGTTTTCCAGTTGCATTTGAAGTAGGCCCGACGCCTAGCCTATAAATAAGACTGGCTCCTACTGTGTCCATAAACACGCAAGCATAACGCCCAACACCACCTGCAACTATGTCGGCCTCACCAATAATTGAATCGCCTGTGTCTGGTGCCACAGTGAATAAGAATCCTGAATTGCTAGTCGTTAATCCTGAAAAAGAAACAACCTCGAATGACATGCAATACCATTGCCCTGCCGCTAACACTAATGTATTGCTAACACACGATCTACCCGAAGACCCACTAATTAAGTCTATAACGCCGGTTAACCCGCCATTTTCGGTTGTTTGCACATCTGAGCCAGTTCCTGTCTGAAGTGCTGCTGTCGGAAATCTGTGCTGCTCTAATATATTGTTTTTAACTATTCTTGGTTTCATAATACCGCCCCATTAACTGTTATTTTAGACCCAGCCGCATTGCCTGATGCCGCTTTTAATTGAACTGAATACACACCTTTGACATCTAATGTTACCCAATGCAGGCCAACCGCTGCTGTTAAAAAGCTACCGCTCGCGCCCAAAACCGGGGCATTAGGAGTGGTAAAATCCAGCGCTGCGGTTACTCGTTGAATAAAAGTACCGCCTTTGGCGAATTGATATAGAATTTCAAACTGGTCAAGTGCATTTTCTGAAACAGTCATTTCGATACTTAATACTTCTGCGCCATTTGTTAAAAATATCGCAAACGGCTTTAGCGCTTCGTTTACGTCTTCATCGGTTATTGAGACCGTTGACCTTTGCACATAAATTATATGCGCTGCACCGCCTGTGCCAATAATGGGTTCAGGGTTGCCGCTGCTACTCTCATAAAATCCTAAACTGCTGGGGCCTGGTATATTTGGCATAATTTTTAATCCTATAAGTTATAATTAATATTACATAAAACGATGTTTTTTTATTTTATTATTCCAATGTTCTGCAAATCTGCTATAAGCGTTCCGACAACATCGGCCAGTTCAGATATAACAACAGCATCAGCATTAAATGATCTATCGGTTACTACGTTTGTCGGTGTATAAGCTCCTGTCAATGTTGTGCCGGTTTCATAATTCAGCATAACAAGGTTATTTGTACCAGAGTCTTCAATGTCTGCTGTTACGTTGTTTTTAGATGTGTTTCCAATACAAACACTATCATTTGCAAATGTTGCTAAAGCAATACCTTTGTCTTGAGTTGGTACGCCTTGATAATCTGAGCAATCATTCCCTATAGCGATTAGCCCATAAAGATTTGCCGTTCCATTAACATCTATTCCTATATTTTCATTATTTATACAGGTATTACCAATTAGTTTAACGTTATCAGCATCAAACACCTTGATACCACTACCGAATAATGCGCCCACGCCCAATGTTCCGTTCATACATTTGTTGCCTGAGGCTGTAACATTATCGGCATTGATTGAAATACCATTATTGTTGCCATCACAGATGTTACCGACTAGTTCTGAACCCTCAGCATTAATCTCAATGCCGTGACCGCCTGCCGTATCACCTGTATTATTATTTTTACAGGTATTACCTATAATAGTGAAATCAGTTGAGCCAGTACTGCCAGCATAAATGCCATTCTCAATGTTATCGTTAACATCATTTCCGTATATTCTCATTCTTACGCAATTAGATGTGATAGACATACCTCGCCCAGAATCATCAGCTATAGTGCCGTTGTCATCAAACACACCACCCTTAATTAATACATCGTCACTTTCAGCAACATATATTCCGTTTTTCCCTGCTCCCGTAGAGTTTACGCCTTTAATAACAGCCCCATTTGAAGCGGTAATATATATGTTTGCTTCGTAAGGTTTCGTGCCTATACTAGCGCCGGTCGAATTTGTGTAATTGCCATTAATTATTTTTGCGTGAGTCGTATTTGCAATAGCGACATTAATATCGCAGCCATCTATGTCACAGTTTCTAAGATAAACTTTATCGTTTGATGTAAAAAACACGACTCCCTGATTTATAGAATCAACAATATTCAAATCTTGAAGTATAATGTTTGTACAATTCGAGCCTCGAATCCCATCAACTGCTGAAACTTGATTGGCTTTGTTAAAATCAAATTTAATGTTTTTTATAACAATATCTGAAACAGAAGAAAGAACAAGACCGTGAACGTTTGAACTATCTGCAAGCTTTAAGACGCTATCATTTCCGCCGGTTATTGTAGTATTTGAAATTGGGGAAATCGAAGCGTCAAACAAGTAAGTTTTGCTACCTGTGAGACTTAGCTTTCCGCCAACTGCCAGCCATGCAGCTATTGCGCTGGTATCTATTGTCGGGGTGCCTTTAGCCCCAAACCAATCAAGATTGACGCTACCTGAAAAAATCCTTATCCATGCCGTTGATCCATTCCCACCCGTTGGAATAAACAATGTTCCACAAAATGCGCCGCCATCATCCGCATAAGTACCAGGCGCTGCTCCAATGGCCGCTTTAAATGATCCGCCATCAGTGCCTTCAACAACTAATGACTTTCCAGTAACAGGCTGCAATAAAACTGCTGCTGCTTTATCTGCAACAGTATACGCGCCGTCAGAAACAGTTAGACTGCTCTCTGGATCTGCATTTAGATTATCAGCTACTTGTATAGCATTGGTTGTGTCGTTTGCGTCCGCCTCTGCTGCCGTTGGGAATAGCCATCCATCATAATCGCCATTAACAAAAGGATTTAACAGGGCAGAACCAGCCGTTTGAATAAATCCGATAGGAACGGCCCCGCCGGATGAAATCTCAGCTTTAACGATTAATGTGCCACCAGTTGAATCTGTTGCCATACTTAAAGGCGTAGTGGTTCCTTGATCGTAGAACTTTAACCAATAACCGGCATAATCCTCTAAGGGTGTTGATAATAGTTGTATTGGTGCGTATGCCATTACTCTGCTTCCTCGATTTCTTCAACTAATGTCTGGATTGCTATCGCATCGTCCAAATTTGAGTTTTTAGCAATGTTAATCAATGCGGCCACTTGTGATCCTGTCGCTTTCCCAACTGTTTCGCCATTCTTAGCAAGCCACTTAACAAAGCCTTTATTTGTCATTAATCTTGCGCCCATATTATTCATTGTTACGGTTGCAGCAATACTAGATAACAATGGAACACTCGCAACCGCAGCACCGCCAGTAGTTGCCGCGGCAAGTCCAAAATTAGCTATTGATTGCCCGCTGCCGGATGCGTTAGCAGCCGCCCTTGCTGATTCTTTTGAAACTTCCGCAACATTCGCTATTTTATCTAAATCAGACTTAAGTGAATTAAGGCGCTCACTTCCTGAAAATAAAGCTTTTTTTGCTTTTCCCAATTTATTCCAGTCTGTTAAGAATTTGTTTGTTGAAAAAGCATCACCGGATGCGTTTTGTTGACCAGGGCTTGCCCTTCCAAGCCTTCTTACAACATTAGATGCAACAACCTCCCATTCTTCTTGCTTTAACGATCGCTTAAATGAATTTATCAATCTAGTGCCTTCGCCGCCTTTGGTTATAGAGTCAAATATCTTATCAACTTCAACCTTTTTGCTAATTCTTTCAACAAAATCTCCTAATCTTTTATGCCCAGAACTAGTAAACTTATTAGCACGATTAAATGCTGTTGTGGCCTGCTTTCCCTGTAGTCCTGTAATAGCCTTAACGTCTTGCGTTATCGCGCCGTATAACTGTTTTAATTCGGCCCTTGGGATATCACTAACTAATTCATTGTTGCTTATTTTTTGGCCTATTGATGTTCTCAAGTCTCGAAGCACTCTATAACCAACGGTTTCAGCGCCCTCTAAAGCCTCTCTAACACGAACTAATTGCTTGTTGTCTAATATTTTACCAACATCGCCACCCCTAACTAATCTATCAAGAGCTTGTTTAGTATTTGTTATTGATGTCTCAGTAGCATCATCAACAAAACCATCCGATCTATTCCATAAATCAGAAGACTTTGACTTAAATCTATCAACAAACCCGCCTTTTCCCGTGATTCCACGCTTGATAACCACGCCAGCCTCTTCAGCACCGATGGTTGTACTTGTTTTATCGGCTATTTGTTTTACTCTAGCCTGTATATTAGCCGTCAACTGCTCGGCCCTATTTGTTATTCTTCCGCCACCGATTACTTTAGACGCTAAATTTTCAGCGGATTGCAATGATCTACGACCGGTCGCCTGTGCTACGGTCGGCACATCACCAACAGATGAGAAATCCTCTATTGTCTTTCTGATGCCAGGTAAATTTTTATCAGAGCCTCTAAATATTGATTTAATCGCATTCCCTACACTAGATTTTATTACTTGCGGGGCTAACGGAGCCGCCAATGAGCCAATAACTTTACCCGGTGCGCCTCCAACTTCTTCGCCAACTTCGCCACCGGTGCCGCTAAGTAATGACGCTGTAACGTCTGTCGCCGCTGTGCCTGATCCTAGCTGTCTGGTTACGGCCTGTCCTAATGTTTGGGCACCTGCTTGAATGGCAGGTATAGCTTTACCGGCTGCACGTAACGCGCCACCAGCCGCTACACCTGGGGCAACAAGTTCACCGGATGCTCTTAAAATATCACGTGTTAACCCAGGCTCTACAAATTCACCTGTCGTTGCTTGTTGTCCAAATTCAGTACTTGCTAATGTTGGTATTCTTTCTTGTTCTTCAACACCGGCTAATTGCTGTATAGCTCTGGCTGGTTTAGTGGTGAAGAAATCTACCAGATTTACAGCGCCTCTGCCTATTGCAGCTCCAAATTCAGCTAATTCAGAACCGGCTGGCGCATTTAATATAGCCTGCCTAACTTGATCTAAATCACTAACATCTTGTTGTGGTTGTGGTTGTGGTTGTGGTTGAGTATCGGCAAACTCAGCGCGCAACTGTTCAAGCTCTTGCCTTTCGGTTAGCTGTGCTGGTTTTGAAAACTCAGCGCGTAAAGCTGCTAGTTCTTCTCTATCGCCCATTTTGCTGGGCCTTTAATGCTCTTAGTTGTTCAAGTTCTGCTTGATCTTCCGGTGACAGTTGATCAGCTTGCAGCTCTTGCCTTGTTTCTTTTTTAAGCTGGTTCCTAGCTGCAGACGATTCAAATATTCCTCTTACTTTAATAAACTCCTTTCTTGCTAGTTCGTCGCTTATTAATGGGTCAGCCAATACTGTTGCTGATTTCTCAAGTGTTTTAGCTTCGCTATCTGTTATGGTTCCTTGGCCTTTTAACTTTTGTCTTGATTCTAACGAAAGCAGCCCGATAATCTGATCAACTTCAGCCCTAGAATCTATTGCTGATTGCGACCTTAACAACGGAGGTGTTGCCGTAACAACCTTTCCAAAAGCGTCCGCAAACTTATCATCCTTCAATAATCCATTAACCTGATCAACAGCAGCCAAAGCCTCAACTCTTCTGATATTCTTTGAGTCTATTATTTGCTTTCTTTGCTCTGCGTTTTTCGCTTTTGTTTCGTCTAGCCTAATCTTTCCGGCCTCTAATGACTGTCTCGAAGTAGCGGTTTCTGTTTCTATCCTCTGGGCCTTTTCTACTTCTTGTTCTGTTTGTATATCGCCCTTAACTTGCTGCTTCTGTCTTTCTGTGTCTATAAGCGTTTCCTGCTTTTCTACCGCAGTCTGCCCCAATTGTGATACAAGGCTGACTTGTCCAATCGGTTGAGCTGGCCCACCCGCAATGGGTGCCAGAACACTTTGAACTGACCCATCAGTCGGGTTGCGTTTAGTTGTACCGAAGAATAAATTCCCTTTTGTATCTTTAAATGTCTGCTGTCCGCCGAACTGAGTTTTTCCAGATGGTGTTAATTGACTAGCAAGCTGCACGGCCTGTTGTGATCGAGTTAAAAGCTCATCAGGATTTGTTTTTGCAAGCCTTATGGCCTCATCTGTTTCTTCTGTCGTAATATTAGGATTTGTTTTTTGCTGCTCTATTAAATCATTCCTTCTGCTCTCTAAATTAGAAACAACTAAATCTATGTTGCCCCTCTCTAAATCCGGTATTATTTGTTGTGCGCCAACACCTAAAGACTTGATTATCTCGCTTTGTCTCTGGTTTGAGATAGATTGCTCACTAGGTACTCCCGCCTCAGTTGATTGCGCTTGAGCGTCAAGTATACGCGCACGTAAAGGGGCTTCAGTAATGCCCTGTTTGATTCCTTGAATGCGATTAATTCCAAGCAGAGCATTTGAGAAAGACTGGCCTATGTCAGTGATTCTACCTTGAAGCCCGATTTCTGGTCTAACCGCCATAACCGACACCTAGCATTTTGTAGTTAACTTTCATATATTCGCCGTTAGTAATTACTGCACCAGGATTTGTTTTTATAATCTCCTGAGCCAAAACACCAAACGATTTGCCGAACAAGCCCATAGAATTAGCTAATTTATTCCACGTCCAAGAGTAAATATTATGGCCTTTTTCCATACCTATTTTGATTATGTTTTCTTTTAGACTTTCATCAGACAATGCAATAGCAGCACCACCGGCCAACTGTGTCCCTATGTTAAGCAATCCTGCTGCGCCTTGTTGCTTAGCATTAGCCCCGCCAAGTATTCCAGCAGCAGTAGCTGCTGCTGCATCCGTTTCAAGCCCACCCTGAGCCTTAGCCGTGCCTGAACCAATATTCAATAGGTCTGCTATGCTGTTTTTCTGACTTGATATTAATGGACTAGCAGATGTTAAGACATTATTGCTTAGTTGTTGTAATGTATCACCCGCACTTAATCGCCCACTTGCGGCGGCTGATTGTTGGGTTACTGTGTTTGCGTTATCCAATGCGAGTTTAAATAAAGGATTGTTTTGTAGAAAGTCGAATTGTTGATTTGGGTCTGTAAGGAAGCTTGCTTGATCTATCCCGCCAATACCTAATTGCCTGAATGGCTCGAATCTTTCAGCAGCAGCATTAGCGGCGTCGGCTTGCAATTGTCCGCCTTCCTGTGCTGCACTAGCGACGCCTGAACCGGTTAATTTTCTTACAAACCCCATTGATTTAGCCTTAAGATTATTGCATCATATTTCACACCGTCTTTAGTGCAATCGTTTTTGATGCTTTCCCCTGTCTCCTTAAATCCAAAGCTTTTCGCAAACTCTAGTACATTAGGATAACATTCGGGAATTTCGGCATAAATAATGACGTTTTTGGCTTCACCGAATTTCAAAGCCATTCGTCCAAATTCTCGTGCGTATTCTTTACGGTATTCAGGCAATACTTGAATATGTATATTAGTTCTGCCCTCTTCACTATGATAAATCATAATTCCGATAATGTCACTATCTACATAACCCGCTATGTACTGGTATTCTTCAGAAATTGGCGGTTCAAAACTGTCCGGCTCTGGTGAGTTGTCATCGCTTATACACGGGTAAATAGCAGGCGAACATAAAACCGTTTTAATCTCGCCTGTATTAGTAGTTTCTTTAACTATCATTAGTTATCGACCAATATTAAAAACAATCTAGCGTCTGCTTCAGCGTTTGCTGAGTGCGTGGCAACCGTCATCTTGATATCGGTTTTTTCTGGCAATGGGTCTGATATTCGTTGCGGGATAGTGGCATTATTTGTGCCGTCTGTATCAAGGCCAGAGTCAAAAATATCACGCCAGGATTCGTAATTATTATTGGACGACTCATTATATATTCTTATCCATCCTTTGAAATGGCCTACGTGCTGGACAGTCGCGCCGCCTTCCTGATCAATTAGACTTATTCTAGCCTCCTCAATATAGCCCGTTTTCCCTGCTGGTATCGTGTTATACATTTGCTCAGTTTGCCCCTCACCCGCTGGAATTAATGCCTGTGTTGTGCCGCCGGTCACCGCCTCTATCGTAATTCCTGCTGCGTTAACTTCACCACTACCCACTAAAGTCACATAGCATGAATGAACACGTAGATAAGTATTAGTTGTTGCAGTCGAGGCAGATGCCCCTGCTGTGGCAATAACATCTGTAACAGGCAAGTAATTTTCATCAAGACCAGTAACTGTAATTGATTGAGCGCCGGTTCCTGCCGCCGTATCCGCTGCATTACCACCCGCTTTAATTCTAATTGTTGATGCGGTAGTTAAATACGTTAGCACAAACGGGGCTATATCATCTTGTGCGCTGCCACCCGTTGTCGCTGGTATTCTAGCAAACCTGATAAGCGCAGAGTGACCGGCCACATTGCCTTTTGATACTTCAAAAAAGAAATCAAACGTGGTCGTTGAAGCTACAGGAACAGGGTTTAGAGTTGTTACTGGTGATCCGCCGACATTAATATTAGATGTTACCTCGCCATCAACAGTAAGAGATGTCCCGCCATCATCGACAGTTAAAGTTCCGCCGCCATCGTCAACCGTCGAGCTAGTTCCGCTCTTCTGTTCAACCAGCACAGCATCACCGGCCACGTTCTGGGGTAATGGTATATAACTCATGTTGCCACCCACACATTAATGCTAACTGCTGTATATTGTATTGACATCCATTTTGCATTCATAATCACGCTAGTTTCTCCGAATATAGTGGCCAAACCAGACGGTACAACAGTGGGGGTAAATGTTGCATCAATTATAACCACGTCAACACTTTCACCTATCGTGGCGCTTGTTATTGGCGGCAACGTCACTGTAACGTCAGCGGTATCAGCCTCTACAATAATTAATGATCCGTATCCAGCAGAGTCTAAGATTAAATCAGAACCGGCAATAATTACAATCTGCTTACCAGCTACCGCGTCTAAACTGCCACCCGTCCTCTGCCAAAGTTGAAATAATATTGTTCTTTGTTGCTCAAAAAATGACCTTGTAATTGGATCATTAAAAAACTGCTCTGGTATTCTTAATTGTGGTGGTGGGTTTACAGAAACACTCATCGCCCAGCCAGCCTTAAATCAATTGCCGCAGAATATAAGCTAAATGATACAGGGTCCGATGTTGTCAACCTAACCATGACATCATAAAAGCTTTTCATATTAAACCATTCGGCTCTGATATTAGTTTCTCCAAGACGGCCAATTCTTAACCATGTACCAGTTGTCCATGACTTTCCACCATCATATGACGCTTCAAGCATTATTTTCGGGTCACTACCCTGCCCAGTCAATAAACCAACGCCGGATTCTATAATAAATTCCATTCTGCTCATCTCTACCCTGTGGCCTTTCTGTCCTAATGCATCGCCATTAATGGAAGAAATTACACGCCTACGCCTCCAAACTTCCCCTGCTTGATTATAGGTATTAAAATCTAATTTATTTAACTTTCCATTTGATCTGTCGCCTACTAATATTTCCCCATAACATTCAAGCATTGAGCCTGCATTATACCGTCCGTCTGTTATACCCTCTGACAGCTCAAACCAGCCATTTACTCCCAATTCTTCAATGATCGCTAATGTTTTATTAGCTGTCGGAAAAGTTAACACGTAGACTATTTTATTGTCTATTGTTATCACTTCACTAAACGCATCGCCAGAATATGAATAACCTTGTATTTCGCCAGATATTGCAGCCGTGCTTATTATTTGCTCCTGCCCTCCTCTGGCCCTGTAAACATTGCAATCTGAGCCTAACCAGTATATAAAATCCTTAGAATGACTAACAGAGTGCTTAGCCTTTAAACCGACATTAATTATTTGCCCCTCTATCCTTGAAAAAGGCGGAGTGCCAACGCCTGAATTCCACCAGCTAGGGCATGTTCGAGTGCTGAAACGGTATAATGTTTGATCAAAAACATAATCCCTAACTAGATTGTCTGGGTTACTTTCAGCGCCCACGGCGTTAAGGCTAGATGCACTGGAACCATCGCCAACCGTGCTAAAAACAGTTAAAGTCGGGAAAGTGTAAGCGAACTGATTGTTTATAAATGCTACAGATAATGCACCAGCAATACTGGTATCAGTTACACTTTTTACTAAATTTGTTGAGTTACTATATTGATATACAAGGCCATTCGTCACAATATACATGTTTACGCCATCATCAGCAAAAATACACCTATCGAATCCAGCTATAGTGCCCCTGTTTGTATGAGTTCCATCAGATAATACTTCATATAGAGTGGTATCTATAACTCTATATGCAATCTCAACCATCTGGTGCATACCTCTATCCGTGCCTGCCGTGGCAGATCCTATATTATTCTGTCCAGGGAATGACCTAATAACATACTTATCTTTACCTGAATCAACCAGCTCATGATAAAAATTGCGCGTCTCTTGTGACGAAAGAGGGCGCGACCTGTCTTTATAGGATGGGCCGGTTATATTAATCGGTATTGTTTGAAATTGTGATTCGGCCATTATGGTGTTGCGCCTTCAACACGCATTACCGGGGCTGGCCCGTATCGCCCTAATTTGTCTTTGTTGTTTGCGCCACGGATAGCGTTAATGAACATCTGATACCAGCCTGCCGCTGCCTGCGTTTCGTTTGTATATTGCTTCAATGCCCACATAGCACCCGCCCAATAGATAGTTGGATGATTAGTCAATACATCGTTTGTAGTGTTTGAAGCTGATAGAGCGGTAAAGTCTGCATAATATTGTATCTCACCGGCATAGACTTGATCTGACACGCGGTCAAACTCAATTTGATCTGTGACGGTAAAGAATTGAGGCAACCCGACATCACTTAATATATTTAATTGACTGGGTGTTCTGTATCTTAATTCGTAAGATTCCCCGTTGACGATCTGAATGCGTAGCTTACGAGCCGATTGATAGCCCGTAGGCAATGCAGAAAAGCGAGTTGTTATACTGGTAGCGAAGGCCGTTAAAGTCTCAGCAGATCGTAACTGAAGAGGCTCCACAGTATTAGCTAACATTTCAGACTCAGCAAGATCGATAAAAGTATCGATCTTCTGGTCTAAGTCATCACGGTGAGACCAGTCAATAATCTCTGTCTTCAAATTCGCGTAAGTATCAAGAGACACAATCTCACCTCATTAAATTAATCTTCTTGTTCGGCTTCTTTTGCTGCTTTCAATGCTGGTTTAGGGCCGGGCTTTGCTTTCTGCTTTGGCTCTTTCTTTGGTTCCAAGTCTATCATGCACGATTCTGTAAATTGCTCATCAACGCCAATAATACGAAACTCACCTTGATCGTCTTTCTCGACTGAGCAAGTAATTGGCTTCAGCGTGAATACCGTGCCTTCTGTGCGTAGTGAACCACCCGTAAAACAACTCATGCCTTCTTTTACTTGTACTTTCATGCTGTTACTCCGTTAATCCCCTCCCCGATAAAGGGGAAGAGCTATTAACATTATGGGTTAAGAGATAGTGAAACCATCTGCATAATCAACCGTTGCGTCAATCATACTCATAGGAGTCAGATAAGCCGTAACTGTGATTGTGGGGGATGTTCCAGCTAATGTCGCACGAATACCTAAGTATCGAGCGTCATCACCCGCGCCTGTTGGCGGGATAGGGATTGCGAAACGATAACCGGCAACTAATAGGTCAGCGTCTTGAGCGTTAGCTGAAGGCGTTCCAGACTCATACACCCGCTGTCCCATAGTTTTACCATTGGTTTGTGCGGCTACTGCGGCATACTCTACAGTGAAGGTGTAATCTTCATCGCCAGTTGTTTGATCTGCCGCAACATCTACAACAAATAGTACCGCCATCGCCTCACCATTGCCAATTGAGCTGGCAACACCTAAGTCAATCACGTTTGTACCAACAGCTGTAGCCGTTAGCGCTTGCGCATCTGCAAGCAAGGTTTGTGAATCTACGTACATTTTATTCTCCTTAAACCGCTTCGGCTTCTGTTTGGGTTAAAGCGTCCACGATACGAACCGGCACACCCAAGAAAGTTAACTGGTGAATGGTATCACCCCATTGATTGATCGCTGGTTCAATTGTTACAGCGCCCGTACTTCGATCCATCGCGATTAAGCGCAGATGAGAAGCGATAGTTTTATTTACATAAAACGCGAGGTTGGTGCGGCCACCTTTAGGAATACGATCAATAGCGCGAGCCATTAACTTATCAATAGATGTTGCTGCTGTAATAGCCTGGGTACCAGTTTTCGCCAATAAAGCCGTAATATCAATATTAGGAATTCGCACAGCATGACGCCAATCTTTAACAACCAGGCCATTTTTCCATTTCCACTCGTCCATATAAGCGCGGAAGCGATCGTTTGAGCTATCAAACGCATCACCTACGCCTAAATCTTCATGGCTAATACCAGCAGAGGAGCCTTTAGGAAATACACCAAATACTGAACGCTGACCCCAGTTAACTAGCCAGATAGACGAATAAACCGAACCGCCACCCGTGCCACCAGCCACAAGAATGTTTTGTGCATTCGTAGCACCTAGCGTGTTGTATCGAGGGGTAAACCCAACGAATTGCTCAGGATTAGCGGCTGAGCCGTAAAATAAAGTGGTTGCCATTTGTTGAGACATAGCCTCTACAAAAGCGGTCGCCTCATCCATGCGGAACTGATTTGTGTTCCCGTTTAGTTCTGCTTCATCTACGTCAATTTCACTACGGGCCGTTAAAATTGCTGCATTCTCAGTGACTTGGGCCTTTGTTGATTTAGATTTTGGTGTACCTTGATTAATTAAACGGTAATAGACCGTAGGTAGGCCAGTACGAATACTAGTTTGCTCACCTGTGGGTAGATTACCTTCTTTGAATAACATATCAGTTAAAACTTCGTTGTCTTGAGATAGTAATTCAACCGTTGCTGCGACTTTGCCGTCTGGGTCAATACTTTTTGCCCAATCTGCCATAGTCAGCACTGTTGCTGCGATAGTAGCCATGTTTATGCTCCGTTACGTTTCCATTAATTAGCCGGCCTTATCGCCATAAAATACATCAGCGATATTTTTAGACTCGACTGCTTTTACTTTTGCCTTAGGTCGTGTCACAACGGGTACTTTCTCGCGCGTTTTACCTATTTCACGGCCCTTTTCTTCAAGCTCGTCATACTTTGCAGCTTTTAAAATAGTGGTCATGTGGTGCGCTTGAGTTAATTGGCTAAACTCTTCCTGGGTGAATCCTGCTTTTGCCGCATAAGCATTCAAAAGGGTCATATCTTTTTTAAATACTTCGGTTGTTTGATTCTTATCGTCGAGCCACGCTGGATTAGCTTCGTAAAGCTTCTTTTGTTGCTCTTGAATCATCGCTGGGTCATCCGCAGGCGTTTCGCGTTCTGCTTTAACTTTCGCTAATGCGTCTTTGCGTTTATCGCTCTGCTCTTTTAGCCTTATGTACTCGTCTGGATCATCTTCCTTTAGGTCTACCCAATTTATTTCCTCATCTTCTGCAACCAGTACCGTCAATAGGTCTCGCATATCAGAAACTTGAGCTTTAGTTTTGAGTATATTTTCACGTTCAGTTGTCCGCTCAACATCAAAGGTTTTACGCTCATCAGATAATGCGGTCGTCTTCTTCGTGTAGTCGGATTGCATCAAGTGACCATCTTTCCACTTTCTAACGTCGGCTAAATCTACCTCTTCTCCATCTAATTCGATGAATTGAGAATCTTCGCTTTCGTCTTCGCTTTCTGACTCTTTAGGATCGGCTTCAGCTTTCGCCTCTACATCACCTAGTTTTTCAAGCTCTTCAACTTCCTGTTCAGGCGCTTGCTCCTGTGGTGTAACAGATTCATCGGTTGGCCTTATAGGCTCCGCTGCTTCTGATTTGTAAAACGTATCGGCTGGTTCCACTAATGGAGTATCAGACATATGTCTTATTCCTAATTGTTAAGTTATATTTATATAATAGCTTAATTGTTATTAAATGCCAAATTTTTGACCAGTCGAATTATTGACGTGACAATTTACTGGCTATCTTCTGGGTTTGCATCAAGTGTTACCTGCGCCATCTTTCCAGTTTCTGCTATTTCTTGAAAGTAATTCTCTAGCGCGTTCATGTTCTTCATGGTGCGCCAAGCTTCTTCCCTAATGTCGCCCTGATCCTTTCCGGTATTACAGAATAACTCGAATATCTGAGCTTTCCGCAGTGTTATGGCATTATTAAACGCCCGACTACCTGTCACAACTTGCATTTCTGCGGCTAATGCTGCCTCTTGTTTTTCTTGCTCGAATTGTTCTGACATTATTGGACCTCTGGTGTGGCGGTAGTATTGAACTTCTCTTGCAACTCAGTAATTTGAAATGCCAAGTCTTTCATAAACTGGTCTTGCTTCTGCTGAATAGTGACGTTAAATTGACGCTGGTCTTCTTGAAGCTTGGCAGACTGTATGCTGGCGTCTGATTGAGCTTTAAGTAAGAACGCTTCCTGTTTAATGGTTTCAGCCTCGGCCAGTGGGTTTTGCAGCGCCTCTAATTGCTGTTGAAGCTGTTGAACCATCTGTGTAAGTATCTCATTCTGAGCGGTGACTAATTCTTCAGGCCTATTCGGATCATTGAAATACTCGTCAACCTCTGGCAATCCCGCAGCGGTGGTCATAGTCTTAAGTATATTAAATCGCTTAACCTCATCAGTCATCGGGGAATTTGAGGCTTGAAGCTGTTGATGCAATACCCACATGGATGACATAGTTTGCAATATCTGCTCATCATCTCCGGCACCTAGCCCAACTTTGCTAACCACACTATGCTTAAACTTCCAGTTAGACGGATCAACCTTTAGCTCTTCACCTAGAATCTCCACCTCTACCTCAGTGTTCTGAAAATTCTCATCCAACCATGCAACGCCCTCATACAATTGACGAAAGCCTGTTTCAGCCATTACCCGTGCAACTAGTTCAACCTTTGCGCCTGATGCGTCCTGAACACCATTGAACCGCGTTGCTGTCTCTTTTCCTAGATCATCAGCGTTAAGACCCTGCGAGGCCATTAACGAGCCGGTTGTTTGTGCCCTTGATTGATCCAAGTATTGAATTATTTGGAGGGATTTATCACCTACATATGGAGTTATGATAGGTAAAAAGTCATTACCTACTGGCCCGTCCCCTTTAGACCTGACAACCCTATTAGGGCGTATGACCAGTAAATCATCCATGTTCACATTTTTATTTATATAAGTACCAGGATGATTTACCGCATAAATGTTATCCATTGTGCCACGTAAGACGGCTGTTTTAATGCGTGCTGTAGGGGCCGTTATTTCTGCGCGGCTCTTGCCAATTGCTTTATGCGGCATGAGAATTGACGACATAATTGCATAGGGTACATGATTAAACACTTCGTTAACCAGAATCGTATCACCAGAGCGCATAATATGACGCCTTTCTGGTATGCCATCGCTATCAAAATCTATTTCAGGATACAGGTCTTCAACTAAAACCTCTTCACTTGCCCATGAATCTATTTTATTTTCATCTTCTTTCCCGCCTTCAGCTCTATCTCTAATATCCTTTAACCGTGAATTCTCTTGAGGATCACCGGCGAGCGTCAAACTTTTGACTATCTCTTCTTTAAATCCTAATGCTATTAACTCTCCCCGCTTCATTAACGAGACATCACCGACTACATCGGCATCTTCTTTGCTTGATGCGTTCTTAGTCATACGGAAGTTTTCAAGCTCTACGCCGATCAATCTAACGTATTTGGTGGTTCGCTCAACCTTTACAACAACGCTGTTTTCTTCTGTCTCGTCGTCGCTTTCTTCTTCCCTGACAACCTCAATGCTTTTTACATCTTTACCTTTTAGGGTTTTTTCAAACGATGCTATTTCTTTGTTGCTTAACCCGGTCTTCTTATGCTCTTCGACCTCTGTCTTTTCTTCGATAAAGTATTTGATTACTGATGTTTTCTGAATACATGCATTTTTAAGGAAGCCATGCAATATAGGAAATGACCAGTCTTGCTCTCTAATCTGCCAGTTAACATACTTAGTCTTACTTTCTGCTTCTGATACGTCTCCTTTATCTGATGATTTATTCGGCTTAAACTTTAATATCTCACCTGGGCCTAAGAAGATCCTAGCAAGCGAAGGCATATCGGCCTCGACTACATCCATTACATCATTAGATATAACCTTTGATCGTTCTGGTAGCTCGTCGCCATATGGATTCCCCTCATACCGATCTAATAAATCTTCATTTTCTCTAATGAACGTCGAATTATTCCCCGTTGCGTCCGAGGTCATTTTGTCGAGTTCACTGTTCAGTGTCGCTTCGTTCATGTCTGCCATTATACGATTCTCATATCTGGATAGTTTAGAGGCTCCATGACAGCCTCAATAACGGGTTTGAATAGGCACATCATAACGCTGTCGGCGTCATTTGGCGAATCTATGCCAAGCAATTTCATTTCTTTTTTATTCATTATTTGTATTAATCCGTTCGGATTATCTTTTTTAGGTATGTGACAAATCTCAGACCGTAGCCTTGTAATATTTTCTATTCCATCAGAATCAAAGCTTATCATATCATCTGGATCAACGTATTCACCCTTGACCACGCACCTGTATGTGTTATAACAGCGTGTCGCTAGATCAGTATAAAACTGTGCCCGATTGTTTTTAAATGTTTCTGCGTATGTTTTCTTTGCGCTTTCATCGCCGTACTGGGGTTGGTAGATCTTCTTTGCATTGTCCTGTCCTATTCCAGACAGTGAGCCTCGGAACATGTGGTATTTAATTGGCGTTCCAGCAAAGGCGGTTGATACCTGTCTCTTAAGCCCCGCGCCCATCCCGTCACCATCCCACACAAACCAGCTTGCACCGGCTTGAATGGCTTCACCTGTCGCCCAGTCGCAACCCTCATCTATCTCTCCGGTATCCTTGGATGCTACCTTTGTGATTATTGAACCATGTCGTATAGCCAGCCCTTTTGCGTCGTTACCTGTATCTGATGGATCATGCGCCGCGACTATCGCACCGTGAGGTGTAAACACTTTCTTAAGTCTATCTATCTTATGGGCATCAATGCACGCATCAAGCCATTCAGACTTAATGATGGCGTCTTCTATCTCGTCGTTATAATCACCTAGCCATTTGTGATTGTAATAAGCCCGTGACATATTTTCATAATCCCATTCCCTTTCACTTTCTAGTCCTGAGTCCTCAAACCACGGATTATCGCAATAGTTAATCTTAACGATTAAATGCAGATCATCTTCATAAAAGCCGCACTTATCTATGTCGTCTTTATATGGCTCGATGAATCTCTGACTAAATGGGTCTGCGCTGCTGCCAGGGTTGGCTATGAATATCATTGATACAGAGTCTAAATCAGGGTGAGTTTCTATGTCTTGCAATACCGACTCATCTTTAAATCGTTTAGGCAGGCCATTGACTGGTGCTTTTCTTAGTGATGGGGTTAATACATTAAGTGATTCCTGCGATATGAACTGAGCCTCTTCAATCTCAAACCGGTTAAACCCATGGGTAGATTTAACCGAATCAATGTTTCTGGCTATACCGGCAAACTCAAATACAGATTGTTCCTGGTAGTTAATTGATTGCTTTTGTACCTCGAACCCTTCAAAGCCAAATCTATTAACCTCACTCTTAACCAGTGAGTGGACAGAGTTCTTTATACTAGATTGAAATTCTCGGAGGAAATACGTTCTGTTTTTGTAGTCTTTACCGTCTGCGATAGCTATGTCAACGCCTGCAACTGACTTTGTGCTACCTCGTCCACCTATCAGCACTATAAACCGCTTTGTTGACTTAATAACTCGCTCTATCTTTTCAGCAACGTATATATCTGGCTCTAAATCAACCTCTATCCATTCGTGTTTAATCTTCTGTATAGCGCGTAAGAATCCTTTGTCTGGGCAGACAATACCAAATACTGTTTTCCTGTGTGACTTTCTGCGATTAAGTTCTATTCTCGCAGACGCCCTTAGTTCAAGTTCCGCTCGATCCATTTATTATCGCTTTTAGTTCTTCTTCTGATTTTTCAGTTAGGTCAACTACCCCCAATGCACCGGACAGCGCTTGCTCTGTTTTATCCTTCCAACCAAAGTTATTCTTCAGGTTAAATATTGACCCTGTAACATTGTTACCCGCTAGTCTTTGCTCTAATGAAATCTCTATTCTAAGCTTTGCTCTTTTTATAGTGTCAAGAAATTCGTCCTTTTTCTCGTAATCACATAATGCTTGTCTTGACATATTAAGAGTATAAGCAAGTCCTGATACAGTAGGTACAACGCACTCCATACCTTTAATTATTAGCAATTGATCTTCTGTTAGTTCTTTTAGAATTTCTTCGTCGTCTGATTGATGCGCTTTACATGCTAAAAAATACAGGTCTATTAGTTCCTGCATTTCAGCTGCTGTATTATATTTTGGTGGTCTTCCGGCTGGCATGTCTATCCCCCTGTCCTAACAATGGCTATCTTTGCGCCTAGACGATGAGTAATATTAATAACGTCCTGGATCACAGTATTAGCTGGGTCGCACATAAATACATAGCTTTTTTCTGGGTCTATTTCGATTATATTAGAGTTTTCTTCACCTATGCTTAAAACTTCAAAGTCAGATGATTGATACACGTCCATTTCTTCTGATGTTAGCGGAATTATTGCGCCAGGCTTTGATTGCTCAGATAGCTTCTGTATAAGTGATTGAGCTGCGGCTGTTGTTTCATCTACTAAGAACATAAACATATTGCGATTCCTTAAGGTTGTTCGCTCATTAAATAATTTGGCCTTTTACCTTTGGTAGCCTAACCAGCGGGAATCACGATAGTGATAACTTATTATAGCACGATATTATGTCATTGCTATAACGATTAGGGCGATTATCATAACCCCGGCCACCATAAACAATAAAATTCCGGTCTGTCTTTGCTTCATTTCTTCCCCTCAAAATATGGTTGCAGCTTAATTAACATTATAGCCTCGCTATATTTGCAAATTTCAGCATAGTACATCGGCGCATCGCAATCGGTTTGGCCGCAATTCCAATAACAATCATGATAACTCACTTCAAAGCCTCGTCTATCTCGTGCTGTATATGAGGGCTGAGCGCAAATCGACTTTTAAGCTCTTTCAGCGCATTTTCCATTTTTTTGTACTTCGCAGCCAATACTCTGGTCGAATAAACCTCACCTTCTGCATACACTTCCGGTGGCATTGAATCCCAGCTAGTTACTATTATAGGCTCTGTTTTCATTTCTTCACCTTTCTGCACTTGCACGGGTCTTTGTAGTAAATACCACTACAACGCTGATAATTCATAATTCTCATGCCTGTTGGGTAGGTAGGGTCGATCTTAACCGGTAAATCACAGTATGGAATTATTGGCTTAATCTTTATCTCTTCCCCATTAGCGTAGAGCGGTAAACACAATAGAGCCAGACCGATAATTAATGAAGGTAATGCAACGAGTAGATAGCCGGTTTCTTTTTTCATGTCTTTGTTTCCTCGCATATTTTAATTATACTCTTTTTCGCTAACTTCTTTGATTGTGTCATTTATTGTTTTATTTTTTGCATATCGCTCAAAAGATTTTAATTGTAAGGTTAATAATTCGCGTAAGTCTTGAACGTCTTCTGGCGTCAACTTATTAGGAACTTGCAAAATTGCAGGGCCATTAGCTAAGTTTGTCATGGTCTTCATTTATTACTGTTTCCTCGTATATTTTAATTATTAGCAATATATGCCCAACCGCTAGGACTTTCTTTTCTACTTAAAGTCTCTCCGTTTTCCTTTATCCATCGCCAGCCTTTTCTAAACCCTTTAGGGCTCTGTCCTTTTTTTGGCTTTTTGTAAT